TACGTCGACACTAGTTTTAACACATTTGCCCAACCCCTCACTCCACTCCTGGCCAGTTGGACAGGTTTTATCGATTGGGTTTGGAACGCAAACACCATTTTCCTCGTGTTGGCCTACGGGGCAGTCTACGGGTTTTTTAGTGTCGGGGACGCAAACGCCATTTTCTTCGTGCATGCCCGCACCGCAAACTAACTTGTCAGGGACGCAAACGCCGCCTTCTTCGTGCATTCCTTTGCCGCACATTAGGTCTTCGTCTTTAACGCATTTACCGTTTTCAGGATGGTACCCGGTTTCGCAAACTAACTTATTAGGAACACATACTCCATTTTCTTCGTGCATTCCTTCCCCGCACATTAAGTCTTCGACGCATTCGCCGTTTTCTAAATGCTGGCCTATTGGGCAAGTTACAGGCATTGTTACGCAAACTCCGTTCTCTAAATGTTGGCCTGCGGGGCAACTTTTCGTATCCGCTACGCAAACCCCACCTTCTAGGTGTTGCCCTGCGGGGCAAGTTTTAGCTACTACGTCTTTTACGCAAACGCCATTTTCTAAATGCTGACCAGCAGGACAAGTTTTGGTAACGGTATCGGCAACACAAACGCCGTTTTCTAAATGCTGGCCTGTGGGGCAAGTTGTAGTAACAGGGGCGCCTGGTTTATAACCCAGGACATTGCCCCAGTAGTTGCCGGTAGCGTTGTATAGATCTTTATTGGTGACGCCGTTAGCGGTCATCCACGCTTTAAATTCTGCATCCGTTGGGGGAGTGGACGTTTCAAATTTAGACGTGTAATCCTGGATCATTTTATTGAAAGCAGGGGTACCCATGCCTCCAACGCTTTGGGCTTGGTTAGAACCAGTGGACCCGCCGTAACCGCTTTTACCTTCGGTTTGCCCATAGGTAAATCCAGTACCCATGGCATTACGAATATCGTAATCGTTTAACCCGCGCCTTTTCATCATCGCTTGCACATCCGTCTTGGATGCTGTTGGGTTAGAGGCAAAGTAATCTTTAACACTCTGGTTCATGATAGCGGCAGTATTAGTGCCGTTAATATGGGCTGCGTTAGAGGCAGACGAAAACGTCGGCATCAACGAACCCATATTGCTCATCGTTCCAAACTGATCTTGGAGGTAAAGAGGGGTGTTAGCTAACCTATTTTGGTACTCTGCCTTATACGGAGCGTAGGCGGCTTGTGCGGCTTGGTAAACAGGCAAATCCTCGTTATACTTCTTTAAAAGAGTCGCATAGTCGTCTTTTTCAGTTTGCGTTGCGTCAGTTGCAACTTCGCTGGGTTTATAAGGAGTCGGAGCCCCGGTGTAAGCAATCGTAGGGCTTCCTAGCCCATACTGCTTCATTAACCTGTCTAGTTCAAAACCCATTTTTAGCTCCTAATTAGCCGCCTAACGCATTCAACCCTTTGTAGGCATAAAGTCCGGTTGCAAGTTGCGATAAAGGCGAAGGGGAGTAAGTGAAGCCCGTAGTTGTCCCAGACTGGGTAGTAGTTTGCGGGGTAATAGGCGCCATCCCACGAATCTGGGTGTTAAGCCAGTCCATCTGCTGCTTGGGATAAAGCTGCTGATTTTGGTATTGCTGCTGGGCCGCATTTAACTGGGCCTGCATCTGGGCTTGCTGGCTGCCCCCTGCTGCCTCTAAAGCGCCCGTATCTGCATAGCCCATGCCTTGCTGTGCTTGGGCAAGGGACGCCAGGTTATTTAAATTAGTGCCTTGCCGGGTTAAATCAGCATTGGCTGCCGTCATTGCTTGGCCGTAGCCGGCGGCTGCTGACTGGGCTTGTTGGTTTAGAACAGCCTCTTGGGTATCGCGCAAAGCACGGCTACCGAACTCACCCATGCGCGTTCCGCCAAACCCACCTGCTTTTACAAACGCATCGGAAACACCAGGCAACAAGTTTTCAGTCAAATTACGTGATCCTTGCTTTGCAATAGTGTCTAGCACATTTTGCTGGTAAGGATTCATGTAATCTGAAATATTGTCAACACTTTTGGTGTTGCTTAGGTCATAGGTACCTTGCTGGGCTGCCCCTAACGCCGGTTGCCAATTACCTTGGTTACTTTGGACCTGTTTGTAGGCTTGTTGCTGGAGAGGGGAAAGTTCCGCAACCGTTGGCATACTATACGGTTGGTAAGGGGTATTGGCTATATTTTGTGCCCATTGCACCTGGTTGTAAATAGCATCCTGCATCCACTTCGGGGTCTCCGTGGATGAAGTTGTGTAAGATGTGGCCGTTTGAGGCGTACCTTGAAATAAACTCATTACGCAACTCCTTTCAAATAAGATAGGGGAGAACGGGCATTGGGGCTAAACTTACCTTTGGCAAGCGCTTGGCCCTTGTGCATACGAACTTGGTTTCGCATTTGGTCTAAGCGGTTAGCGCCTTCTTTGGTAGACCCATCACCCAGCAGGGCGACAGTTTCTGCATCCATTACATATTCTCCGTCAGATAGCTTGGCGTCGATGGTGTCATCCCGACCTGACCCTGACCCCCGTGCCATGTTGGCAAGCGGGCTAAGCATGCCGCCCTGTGCCATTGGGCGAGGGGTGGTTGGCAAATTGTAAGAGGAAGAACCTGCCCCACCCTGTTGGTAACCCGAAATATTATTCCAATTCTGGGCCATAAACTGTGAAAGGCTCATGCCGCTAGCAGATGCATCCCGCTGGAGCTTATTCCAATCCCAAGACACATTGGGGCGGTTAAAGTATGCTTTTTGCTCAGGCGACATGCTATTAACCGCCTGCTGGACCTGTGGAGGGGCGTCTGTTAATGCGCCTAACACAGTTGCCGCCATAAGTGCATTTTTAGGATTAAGCCAGCTACCAGACCCTGCAGTTGCGGGGTTGGTTGCTGCCATTTTTAAACCTGTTAGTCCCGACCCGCTATCTCCAGTAGAGGCAAACGGGCTTTGTTGGGCGGGTTGGCCAGTAAGAGAGAAGTTAGCAGGATCGTATACGTTAGACGTAGGCGCCTTTAAACCTTCTATTACCGAATCCGATGGGCGCAACCGAGCCTCTTGGCCTGGACGAGAGCCTACAGGTTTGCTCATTCCAGCGGCAAGCCCCGACAAGCTTCCTGCCATAAGAGCGGTCTTTGGGTCATAGCCTGCAGTAAGGGCGTTTCCAAATGTCGCGCCACCGGCTGTTGCACCCCGATTAAGCGATCCCCCTGCCTCTCCCACCCCGCCAAGTTGTTGGCCCAGATACGCACCCCCTGCGCCCTGTATCGCCCCGTTTAAAAAGCCGTTGCCCGTAGCTGCTCCCATAGCGCCGCCAATTAAGCCGCTTCCAAGGACAGATTTACCAGCCTCTCCTAGCCCGGTTCCCAGCATGCTATCAGCAGCGCCTCCCACATAATTGCCTAGCCCGCCCCCTAACCCGCCCATAACGGCGCCTTGAAGGAAATTTCCCCCAGTTAAAGCAGAAGAGGCTCCCCCAATAAGCGCACTTCCCGCCATAGCGGCAGCGGTTCCTGTTAGGCCCATTGCTGAACCAATTGTTTCACCTAACCCAGGTGCGATAAAATCAAGGGCAATGGGTAGAGCAATTTTAATGAAATCTCCAAAATCGAAAAATTCAGGCAACCCGGTTACCGGGTTAATAGACCCTGACCCACCGGCTTGGTGAAGCATTTGAGCTTCCTGTGGGTTAATATGGGCAAGCATGGTGTCACCGTTACGACCATGTTCTTGTAACTGCCGGGCAGCTGACGCTAACCCCCCATGCGCAAGTTTTTGAGTTTTGCGCTCTTGCATTCCGTAGAGCAAAATAAGCAAGGAGATGAGCAAAACTGCGTTAAACTGCGGAGGCATATCCTCCTCTTTAACGTAACGGTCTTTAATAATCGCCTGGCGGATTTGAGGGTATTGCTTAGGGTTATTAAGCACAAATTCCAACATCTTGACAAGTTCGTCAAGACTTTCAGGGGCGATTGGAAGATTTTGTGTCTGTTGCTCTGCAACTAAAACGGCTTTGGAAAACCGAGGGTCTTGCTTAGCTAACTGTAAAATCTGCTGCTTATTCATAGTTGCTCCGTTACGAAAGGGATTGGCAGAACCGTTCTGCCCATTCCCGCCAATCTTTAAAATCATAAGGTATAGGGAAATTTCTACCTAATGATGTGTTGTTTAGAAACTGCATTGCCCAGTCTTGCCACTTAGTCGGGTCGTCCAATCTGCCAAAAGCGCCGTAGCTGTCAAGGTCTAGCGCTATCTGGCTTGCCCAATCGGTAAGCTCCATATAGGAGGGGCGGGTAACGGTTGTCATCCAAGCACCGTCTTGTCACCGCTATCGATATGGGCAATAATCTGCCCCATCTGGTAATCACCGCCTACAGCATTGGATTCAAAGCGAACACGCAACTCCCTGCGCATTTCTTTTAACATTACGATTTGCTCATAGGGCTCAGTTGCCGTCTCTTGGAACACAAACTTTTGGCTGTAGACTTCTTGGGAACGCGCATTTGCCCGTCCCGTAACCTGTAAATCCATTGGGCCGTTTTGGATAAAGTCGGGCTCAATAACAGTAATCCGAAGTCTTCCGTCAGTGCCTTTGGCAATGCTCGACAAATCCGCTGTCTCAAAGTAGGATTGAATTGGCAAGATAGACTGTCCGTCTATTTCGTCCATTCCTTGCTCATGGATCCAAACCCGGTAGCCGCTAGCGGTGGGAATAGCATCTGTAAGTAGCGGGGCGGCAAAGCCGTTATTAAACCCACCCGCTGATCTGCCCGAAAGAGGTAAAGCTGTGTCGTACCAAGTCTGCTCCCGCACGTTATAGATAACTGCATGGGTACATTCGGTTGCGTCATCCCGTGGGTAACACCACCAAATTTCCCCGAAGTAAGGCATTTTGAAAGCAAACACTTTGCTTCGCTGGCTGGTATTAAGGTTGTTAAAAAACCAGTTTTGGTTTAGTGTATTGGGGACATCCCGAACAACACCGTTAAACATCATAAACCGGTCTACGCCTGCCCAGAAAAAGACGCCGTCATAATCCACCACCGAATCGGGCGACATAATGGATGTATCACTTGCTATTACATCAAACTGGAACACTGTCGACCCACCTGTAAAGGTTGCCCGAATCACCGCATCATAGGCCCAAAATAACCCAGCGGGGGCGGATCCAGAACCTGCCCGTAGGGGCATACCTTTAATAATCTTCTGCCCCCACACACGGGCAATGCCCGACCCTGTGCCCGATAGGTCAGTCGGAGTACCTGCAACCGACCATCCAATAATTCCAGCAGTTCCGTAATAAAAAAGATACGGGTGGAGCGCTACTATGCCTCCTGTAACGTTTGCTCCAGCGGGCAAGACAATTTCTTGGAGGGCGGCTGTTCCAATAACACTGCCGTAAAAGATTTGCCCACCTGTGTCATTACACAAACAAGACCCGTTAGGGGCAACGTGGGCAAGAATTAAATTGTCGGTAGTAGACGAGTCGAACTCGTAATTAAACATCCACTTGTTAATGTTAGATGCTACTAGCGCATTGCTTCCACCCACCATATTGGTAGTAGTTGCTGTCAAAGTCGTTAGATTAACTGCTACCACATACCCATTAGACGCTGACCCCGTAGTGGAAGAGGTAATGGTAACTTTTGCTCCTACCGCAGCTGCTGTGTAGTCGGGAGTAGACGAGTAACCGTTTATGTTAGCTGCCAAGGCGGTTGCTGTAACCGATAGGCTAGTTGCATAGGCAACCGTACCTGAAGTAATTGTTACCCCGTTAACAGTTACGCTATTTATCGAACCTGCAGCTCCACCGGTTAAGGTAATAGACCCCTTAGAGGCTATATTTACAGGAGTCCTGTCACTAACTACCGAGCTATTTTTAGTACTGTCTATAGTAAACCGCTGGAGCTGGGATGCCCCTCCGGTATGGCAATACTGGAGCAATTGCTGAGTAAAACTTGTAAATCCTCTGGAAATTTCCGAAAGGTATTTATTGATAGAACGGTAGCCTCCTATTTTACGCGGAAGACCGCGTTGGAAACGCATCCATTGCCCATCGGTGTAAAAATCGCCATCAAACCTAGTCCCATCCCGTTTAATACCGGGAGTAGACTTAAGAATGATTGTTGGAACGGGCATTTAGAAACTGCCCCCATCTATCGTTCCAAGGGGAGGGGTGCCTAAAGCTGCCCACGCTGCCGCTTGGTCAACTGCGGTAAATAAACCAATACCGGTAGACGTTCCGCCTAAGTTAATGCGGGCAGAACTAGCGCTAGTTGCACCTGTGCCGCCATTGGCAATGGAGATAGGTGTTGAAAAGGCGCCCGTGTCTGCATCCACAACATTGGTGCCATTGCTATACAAGATCGCACGCGCGCCGGTGTCGACTGCAACACCTGTGCCTGCGCTAGTTTTTACTGTAAAGGTAAAAGCGCCAGTTGTATCATTGCTAACCCAATATTGCTGGACAGTTGCAGGGACAATAATATTACGATTGCCGGTTAAAGCGCCTGTAAAACTATAGGCAATTCGGTTAAGCTCTGAACCCGCTAGGGTGTAGTTCCCTGTACCTGCCACATTTATAGATGTGTAGTCAAAGGCAAAGATAGCAGATTGGCCAAATCCAATAGTGTAAAAATTAGCACCGTCAGTTGCAATAATGGACGAATCACCTGGCTGAAAACTTATCGTAGAAGACCCGTTGATTAGAGGTGACCCTGTTGGATCAATTAGCAATGCCCCTGTTCCAGCATTTCTTACATAGATGAACCAGTTATTGCCAAGGGTAGGGGCAGATGCTAAAGTAAGCGTCCCGCCTCCCCCTTCCCATACAAACATCTTAGCTCTATCCGCCACCCCTGCTGTGTAGTTAGAATTAAAGCTGGTTATGGGAACGGATTGGGAAAGAACCGATCCAACAGCAACTATGCCCGTACCTGCAAGGGCAGATGCGTTTGCTTGGGAAACAGTTGCCCCGTATTGGAGGCTTTCCCAAGTACCGGCAGCGGTAGTATTACTAGTTACATATACTTGCCAGACTGTTCCGGGAGCAATAGAAACTACTTGGGTAAGACCCGCATCCCTAACAATAAAAGTACTAGTACCTCGGTTGTTAAAAAGAATAGTGTTTCCAGTAGCTGTCTTGCTAGCATCAGGCAGGGTAATATAAAAGCCAGCGCTTGATGCGCTAACGTCCATAATCCGGGTTGCAAGATTTTGGTTAGTAGACGTTTCTTCTGGCCAACTAAGCGCAATGTTAGCGGTTAGTGTTACGGAACTATAACTTAACTCACTGGGGTAAATATTCGCCCCGCCGAATACATCGGTGTAGGTTGCCATTACGATTCACTCCTGGTTGCTGTACGGTCTAATATGCGTTTAAGATCTTCCCCGTTTACAGCTTGGGCAGCTCTGTCATACATAGTTTGCCATGTTTGGATGCGTTCGTCATTCTTTAAGAATGGGGTTGCCTCAAGCAACGTTGCGTAAAGAAGAACGTCGGGTATGTATTCTGTTAACCAGTTTGTCTGGAAATCGTCACCTAAAAATTGAGGCTGCTCATAGTACAAGATTTCGAGTGTCTGGGCTGCAACCGGGGTAGGCACAATTAACCAATGCTGGTAATCGTAGTCTGCGTAGAATTGGGGAGTGCCTTTTTCGGCCTCGTTTGGCCAATAAGAACGAAGGTACTCATAGCTTCGTCCAAATATAGGCTGGTTGTCAACTGTCATTGACACCGTGTCACGCCACCTGTCTGGTTTTAAATAGACAGCAACACCAATAGAAAGAGGGGTTGTGATTGCGCGAATAAACCCTTGGATTTTTAGTTCACGCGCTATGCGCCGCTCGCCCAGAGTTACCAGGCGCGGCAATTGGTCGTAAACAATCTGGTCACTCTCCTGCGTGAACCCACGTTCAAGATAGCGCCGGACATCTACCAGCAAGCTGTCGTACGTCATCACATAGCTCATAAATACTCCAAAAGTATCTCAGCAGCTGATGCAGCGTGCGCGCAACAAATTATAACCTTGATTTCCGGAAGTCGGCAACCATTCTAAGACAAAAATAGGGCACGTTCGTCAATGCGGCGGTTCTGCAACCCTTTGAGGATTTTACCCCCACCCATGCAATACTTCAAGAACTCGTCCGCAGCGCCCGCTTTATCCCCGCGTAACAGTTTCTGGCGAAGCGTAGAACGCTGGAGTGTCCCAAGGCCGCAGTTAAAAGAGAAACTGACAAGCCCATCAAACATACCCTGTGTAAAGCTGACAGGACAGAACTGCTCGACCCCGCGCTCAAATCTAGCCAAATCTGCTGCAAGTATTGCATCAACTTCCTCCATAGGGAAAACCCTATCATCCTCTGGGCGTAGGGGAAACGCATCCCGCTGCTCAAGTTTTAGCCTGCCCTGCTCAGGATACAGCACATGACCCACCCCAATTGTCCACAGTTTGGCAGGGCAACGATATGCCCGCTGCCTAGTTCCCTCATGGTGCTTGATTACCCCCAACGCTTTGGCAGATACTTTCATTTGCGTTTCACCGTTTGAACACAGCCGACTTTGTATCCCAGATCACGCCATTCCTGAGCCGCTTTCTGGCAGGCGGCCTCGTATTCAAAGTACCCAACCGTAGTGACGTACTGCATATTAATCCCCGATA